CTTGATAATCAAATCCAGGGTCAATTAGTCTTATTTCCTCTAAAACTCCAGAAACAGAAACTGTACCAGTCGCTCCTGTGCCAACCGAATCATTGATCTTAAGTATGGGAGGGTTAATAACGTCATAACCATTACCACCACTTAATACATCAATTTTTTTAATCTCTCCGTATTTTACTACGTCTTTTGATTTATAATTTAATATTTCAACACCATTAATTAAAATACCAGTGAAACCTGGATTGGTTGTATTTACAGTATGTGCTGCTACTGGTGGTAGAAGTTTTCTATAAAGTTTTTGAGTTTCAAGAGTTCTTTTTCTAAAATCATATAAATCAAATCTGCTATTTGTAACGGGACGCGCACTAGAAAGAGTGATATAGTTTGAATTATAAAGTTCAGTTCTGCTTTTTGCTAGTTTAATTTTTCTTGGAGATACTCTTTCAACAAAATATAAACCCTCTCCTCCGTCGTTTCCGTCAAACAAAGATGTACCAAGAACGGTTTTAGTGGTTGATATTCCGGTTTGTCTATTAACTGATGTTTCCTCTACAGATTCAGGAGTGTAGTATAAAGCATCTCCCGTATAAAAACCATGGTCTCCTGTAGAAACAATTTCAAATTCACTACCTACAAAACTTCCAGAAAAAGTAACTGATCTGGATGTAACATTTAAAGAGTTGCCATTATAAAATGGTATAGAGGAAGATGCTACAATAATGTCATCTTCATATTTTTTCTTATATAAATTTTGTACGTTCGAGGAATATATTGCCGCACCAGGAAAATTATTTGATTCGGCTTTTAAAAGAGATCTTTTAGCAACAAATTTTTCTACAAGATTTATCTGTCCTTGCCCTTTTATTAATACAGATTTCTCTGTAACAATTTTTGTGATGGTAGATAACGGTTTGTCACCAGAAACATTACTTGTTAAAGTTAATCTATCACCAACTTTGAAATAATGATTTTTATCAAAATAAATCCGATAAAGGTTATCAGATGCATCAACTAAATTTATCGCTGATACATTATAAGTTGGAGCGGTATTATAATACCAATTACGGTATTTGAATGTCGTATTTGCTATACCTAGGGTGTTAATTTGAATGGTGTCATTAATTCCATGGTGAAAAGTATTTGGATGTTCACAATCAACAATTACATTATTAATTCTTACTTCAATAGTTTCATCAAAATTATTTTTAGATCTTCCATATGCAAAAGTGTTAACCCCTACAATAGCAGAGTCAAGAATTGTCTTACCAACTCCAGTAACTCCAAAAAATTGATTACTAGACTTTGAAGTATATGAAACAATTCCGGTTGTAGTATCGTTAAATGTTACAAATAGTGTGCCACTGGTTGCAAAACCAATAGTTGAGTCAACATCAAGAACAGTAAGACCAATTCCTGCATTACCGATTAATCTGGTTTTTGGTTGAACTCCAAATTCACCATATATTGATCCATCTACTCTAATATCTTTATTGGATCCAGCATCCACACTCAATCTGTAAAATGTTTGTCCGGTGCCCGTAATAATGGTTTCAACATTAGATATTGGAGCATATGCTTTTTCTTGATCATCATACGCATCTTGATAAAGAGTCATCAATTCAAGATTGACTGGATCTCCCTTAACTGGTTCTACAACCAAATCATTTGTGACATTATACTGAGCATTTGAAGGAGTAAATAAAAATTCTCCTGGTCTAACAACTTTTACATTCTCAGAGTAAAGTGCTTTAAATAAAATTTCGTATGATCTATCAGTTCCTTTACTTAAGTAAAAATCTCTTGAATTTTTAAGAAAAACGTTTTGATTTAAATTTTGATTTAAGGTACGGTTTTCAAGTCCTGGTAAAATTTGAGACTTTGTTTTAGTTAAAAATTCTTTTAGGAATAAATTGGATAGATTGTCAACTCTTGCTCCAAAAGTGTGTGCAGCGCCAACACTCGTATCAAAAACCAACTGCTCTGGATTTGATGGAGATGTATATGAAGTAATACCACTAAAACCTCTTACACACCCAGTGAAAGATGATTTTGTTTTTCCGGTGTAAGTAATAATTTCATCATCAATTTTAAGAAGACCATATGTATCAGGAAACCCATCAGTTCCTGCAGGATATTTTGAAAGGTCAATGTTTATAACACTTTCAAATGGATTAAGAACAGTGCTTAATCCAACATGTGTTGATAAGTTTGTAGTTTCGTCAATCTTGACATACTTGTCAATATTTTGCAGAAGATCAAGAGGAGCTCCTTGATATTCTTGAGCGATATAATATTGCTTTAAAAATTCGGTTACTAAAGGAAAGTCCTCTCTAACATACTGAGGGACTTGGTTTTTTACAACGGAATTGATTTGAATTCTTTTCTCTGACATTTTATCCTTATTGATTAGTAACCGCTTCCGCCGCCTGATCCAGATCCACCTGTTGATGAACCAGAAGTGCTAACGGTAGTTGAAGGTACAGATGTTGTTGTGGTTGAAGTAGTAGTGGTAGGTCTAGAACTTGTTGTTGTTGGTGTAGAAGTTCTTACAATAGATCCTCTACCACCCTCTCTTACAAGATTACCATTTGGATAACTTGAAGTTACAATATAAGTTGATCCTGCAGGATCTAATCCCGAAGAAATTTCATCCACAACAGTTTCAAAATTACTGTTACTTATATCTAGTTGCAAATAAAGATCCTGTAATCCAATAACATCATTTGAACTAGGTGTTGCTTCAATTTCTATAATTGTCTGTCCATCTTTCACCATACCACCTTGAATATTAACAGGATTTATTGTTATAACACCATTTATATAATCAATAAAACCAACATTTCTTCTAATGATTGTTGGAGTCTGTGATCCAACTGCGGGGAGAGTAAAGAAGAAAAGAGTTCCTGTTTCCCTATCAGGTCTTGGTAAATCTCCTAAGTAAACATCTTGTGCAATTCCATCAACTTTAAATGCAGATGTTTTAATATTAAATCCATCAGGATCTTTGACTTGGAATCTATTACCAAATCCAATTTGATATTCAGCAAAACCATTAAGGACAACTCTCAAATCTCTTCTCATGCGAAGAGTTGTAATATTTGAAGTAACTGATTCGTGACTATCGTCAACAATTTTTAAAAACTTACTGTATTTAAATCTAGCGCCATACTTATTAAGTTCAGATGATTCAGCGTACTTGTTAGCATTATTTTGAACCACAGACGACACAAATGCTGACGACTCTGCCATATTTGTATTATAATATACTTTAGAGTCAACTTCAATGTAAAGATATTTGAGATCAAGTATTTCTGGAACAATGCCAGCAACGGCAAATTTCTTTAATTTGTTCTTTATTTTTTGCTTGATGAGATTGGGTAAAAAATCACCAGTTCTTGGTTTAATACTAATAAACACCTTTCCATATTGAGGAGGAACTAACTCTTCACCACCAAAAACGGAAATAGACTCCGTTTCAGTATAAATTCTTGCAGGAATTAGTGTTTCATAATCATCTGCTGTAAGTGCTCTATTTTGTGATGCATAGATCCTTGGAGCATACCTACGAATAGACTCCACAGACTCGATTATATCGCCCCCAGAGGACGTTAAACCGGTCGTAAGGAGTGATATGCCCGATGTAACTGTATATGTCTCTGCGTTCCTTGTATACGTCAATCTGCCCGAAAACTGGAACGAAGTAATACCATTTCCACCATCGCCGCTTGAAGTAATATAATTTGCAGTGATATAATTACCCTCCTCAAGTTTCTTACCAAAAATATTGTCTCCAAAGAAAATTTCATACCTTTCGTCAGAAATTTCTTGAAGAAAATAAACTTTTGATTCTCCACCAATGTCAAATAAACTATCTTGACTAGAATATTTTGTTGAAGCAGAGGAATTTTCGTTATTTTTGACAGTTACAGAGATAAGAGACGTATCAACACCAGAATTTGGTAAAATAAATTTTTGATTAGGAATTCTAGTGCTATATGTAAAATTAGAACTCAATAGAGTTCCTTCATAAATTGAAATATCATTAAAACTTGCGATATTATTGAATACTGGAACCGTAATATCGTCTAAAATACAAAAAGTTTTTGATTCATTACCAAAACTACCAGTTGTTGTTGCGACAATACCTTTGTTAAGGGTAATACTAGAAGGAGTTGGTAAAATATTGCTCGTATCTACGAAAAAACTAACCGTTGCTCTTGCCGATTTTCTAGATCTAGGAACATAACCTATATTTCTCGCTAATGCAACAATATTTTCTCTTAAAGTTGCGGTATCAATAAAAACCTCATTCGCAACCATGTTTGCGTTGTATGAGGAAATATAAGTGTTGTATGCTAATACATCAAGAATAGTTGAAAGGTTAGACCCTTCAAAGTCATAATCCGTAAAATTGGAATTTGACTTAAGATAATCTCGAAGTGTTGTTTTAACTTGATCGAAATCTAAGTTAGAGAAATTGGCGAGTGGCATTTTTATCTATTTGACTGCAAGACGAATTGTAACTCTTGTGGAGGGATGTCAGCGCCAACAATGTCATATCTAATAATTACATCAAATGCATTTCCATCAAAATCGGGAAGAACTTTTACTTCTCTTAAATTTACTCTATCTTCAAAATTATTAATCGATCTTTGAATTTGATCTCTAATAGTAGAAGCAGAAATGTCATCCAGATTTTCAAACAAGGATTGACTTACATCAGAACCAAAGTCTTCTTGAAAAAACTTTTCTCCAGGAACAGTAAAAACAATATTACGAATTGATCTGGAGATGGCATTTGCATTTTTAAGCGCAATCAAATCATCATTCAAGGGATTTGCCTTAAATGACATACTAATATCTTTAAATCCTTGACTTACCCTTTCTAGAGGCACAAAAATACGGCGATTATATCTTATTTATCAAGGTATTTCATCAAAATTCATTCAAGGTTTGAGGGGGAATAATGGTATATTCCTCTTCAGTCTCAAAAAGTTCAGTATTTTGGCGTGAATCGCGTTTTTTTGGCGTTTGATCGTCATTTGCGATCTCACGAAGCATTTTTTGATGCTGATCGTTACCTAAATTGTCTAAAAAATCGTTATTCGGAGTCATTTTCTTCCTCTTTTTGTGAATTTTCGCGTTCTTTGGCGGTTTTCCAAAAATATTCGTCTTCACGACCCATACCGAGTCGCTCAAAACCATTTTCAACACTATAATATTGAGTTGATACTTTAAAATCAGGCATTTTTGGATCAACAGGTGTCAAACTGTTGTCAAAGATACGCATTCTATTGTTAGGATATAGTGCATATTGACCATTTTCAAGTTCAATCAAGTTATGCGACTTGTGTTCAGCTGGATTTTCACTAGTTGCATAATCAATCTGGTCGCAATCCTGATGATAATTATCTATTGTGCAAATATATTCACCTTTTACAATACCATGATCTCTTGTGTAACACTCAAAATCCATGGATCCAATAAATTGCTTATGAATCGACATGACACCATAGTCCATACAATTCCAGAATTGTAGGTTAGGTAGGTTCATATCAGGAGAAGGCGTCTTAGGGGCACTTACAAAGGCACTGATAGGCAATTTATCATACATCGCAGCATACTCTGGTAAGTAAGTTTCAAAGTAAAAAGCACGTCCAGGAATCGATTTACACGATACCCAAACGCCCTTTACAAATTCACCATGTCCAGA